CGGCACCGAACAGGTGAGCTTGGAGGTGCACCTGTTGGTCCGATTATGCCCGCCCGTTGTCTCCGTTGCGATGGTTGCCAACCGGCAGCGAATTCACGATGATGGCCACGCCGCCGAGCAGGCCGATGACAGCCAGGATGTCGCTCGAGCTATCCCGGTTCAGCACGAACACGACGATGGCGAGGGCCAGGATGCCCGCCCCCAGCACGAACAGCGTCGCGAGCTGGCGCGCCCGGCTCATCAGAAGATGGCGAAGGCCGCCACGACGAGGGCGAGGATCACCACGGTGATCACCAGGGCGCCGACGAGCACCTCGTGGGGGTCGGGCTCATCCACTCATGACCGCACCGAGGGCGTAGGTCCTGAGGAAGAACCGGGTGTTGTTGGACGCCCCCGCGGTGCTGGTGTTCCATTCCAAGCCGAGCACGTCACGCGGATCGGTGGTCTGGGTGGCGAGCGTGACGTTGGTCGAGGGGTTGGCCGGGTCGACGCAGGCGTACTGGCCTCTCGGGATCTGCACGGTCGAGACGAGCCAACCATTGCAGGTGGGCCCGCGGGTCATCACCCGGATGGGCTGTCCCGCCGTTCCGCCGTCCATGGCGATGCCAAGAGCCCCGCCGATGCTGTTGCCGCCCGTGGCGGTGCCCGTGTTCGGTGTCACCGTGCCCTGGGCGGTGGTCATCACGAGCTGGCCCGCCGTGATGGTCTGGCCGGTGGCGACGATGCACAGAGTGGCGACATCGCCGGCCACGGTTCTCCACATCGGGGTGTAGGGCAATCCCGTGATGTTGTTGGCGTTGGTCACCGGCGCCCACGTGGTCCCGCCGGCCGCCGCGCTGAGCCAGTTCTTGACGACATTGGCCGCCCCCGACGCCGGGCCGAACTGACTGGTGTTGACGTTGACGAAGTTGATGCCGAGCTGGCCGCCCGCCGTGAGCGGACTGAACGTCGGGGTCGTCGTCGCGTTGAGCATGTCCCAGGTGACGTTGTTGGCCTGCGCGTAGACCTGCCACTGGTAGCTCTGCAGCGCGGCCGGCAGAGGCGCCTTGGCCCAGACGTTCGCCGGGAGCTGGCTCCAGCCGACCCCGCCGAAGTAGGTGCTCGTGATAGTCGCGTTGCCGCCGGCGGCCGCCCGGACGGTGCTGATGTCCATGATCATGGCGTTGCCCATCGCCTCGGCGTCGAAGCCCTGGAACTGGGAGACCTGGATCGGTATCTTCACCGGCGTCGACCCGTTGTATTGCGGGTTGTTGTTGGTGTCCCATCCGCTGATCGGGTCACTGAACAACAGGCCGACCGGGTTCGAAGACATGTCGAGGTTGGTGACCTTGGCGTTGCCGAACGTGGTGACGGTCCCCTTGATGGCAGCCAGGCAGTTGGAAAACATGCGGCAGCTGTCCATCTGCAGTGCCCCGCCGGTGCTTATGTACTGCGGGAAGGTAAACCCGTAGAAGTTCCTCTGCAGATAGAGGCGGCGCAGCCAGATGTGGTCGGCGTTGTAGATCATTCCCGAGTGGAAGAACCTGATCCAGATGCTGTCCATGAAGGTGCCGCCGCCCGGGCCGCCGAGCCCGCTCACATAGGTGCCGTTGTTCACACCGGGCCCGGCCGTGTTGAACGGCCCGTCGAGGCGGAAGTCGCGCAGGTTGTAGGTGAGGCCGAACAGGTTGAGGGCGACGGTCTCGCCACTCTGCTCACAGAGCGCCTGGCTCCCCGTAATGGTGGGGAAGAGGAGACCCGAGGTGTTCCACCCGGCGCCGCGTATCTCGCCGGGCGGCGTGACCCCACGCAGGGACGGATTGCCGGTGATGGGCTGATTGCAGCGGTACAGCTTCGCCAACCAGACGTTCGAGCCGGCGTTGATCGCCGCCTGCACGGCTGCGGTGTCGTCGGTGACGCCGTCACCGACCGCGCCGTACTGCTCGGGGGTGGCGAAACCGGGCATCGAGGAGCCCGGAGGCCCCATGGGCCCGGTCGGCCCCGGTGGGCCGACGATCCCGACGAGATTGACGTTGGCCTGCTCGCCGAGAGTCACCTCGACCTGGGCGCCGTCGAGCGTGGTCATTGCGTCACCCGGCTCATGAGCTCGAGACGGCCACCGGCCAGCGTGGTCACCACCGCGTTCTCGGTCAGCACGCAGTCCCAGACGCAGAGCTGGGGCAAGGAGGTCGACTCGGCCGCGCTGAGAGCGAGCGTCACGACGTTCACGTTGACCGTCGTCGTGAAGGTGCCCGCCACGGTCGTCGAGGTGCGGCTGGACCGGATCTGAGCGGCCACGGTGCCCGCTGAGATGTCGATCGGATTGCCGGCGGTGTCCGTCACGCTCAGCGTCATCGAGAAGTCGTCGCCCTGGTACAGGCCGAGGTCGACGGCAGCGGGCAGATCGCAGATACGGGTGGTGACGCCCATCTCAACTCCTTTCCTCAATCATGTCGCTCGCGCGTCCCGAGGAACGTGGCAACGGCACCGACCATGGCGCCGAGAACCGTGGCGAGCAGCGTCGACTCGGCCTCGGTGATGTGCCCGGCGATCTGGTGGTCGGCTTCTGACAGGGCGAGGATCACGATGGCCACCGCGGCACCGAGGGCGAGGATGAGGGCGGCGACGGCACGCCAGTCGGGCATCTACGGCCGGGCGGAGCCGTCGTAAGGGAACTCGTAGAAGTTGATGTCCCGGTTACCCGGGTCCAGACCGAGCGTGTAGCCGTTGCCGTCACGGCGGCCGGCGATCCCGATGCACGGCCACTTCTGGCGGTTGTACTTGTCATTGTTCGTTCCGCCCAGCATCGGCGCCCCCTTGTAGGCGTGCACCGCTCCGTCACGGAACGCGACCCAGTACCCGCCCGAACGCGGGTCCAAGAGCATCATGTTGTCCTCCTGTTCTGCCGGAGTCGGTGCTGTGGCACCGCCGGCGGCCATCTCGATCACCTGGTCCATCGGGAACCCCGGACCGCAGTCCCAGTGCCCGCCACCGGCCGCCCCGAGGTCGACGTGCTGGCAGACGCCGGACTGGCCACCCTGGGCCTGTGACGCGCTGAGCTTGCGTATCGGGATGTTGAATCGGGCGCACTCCTCGGCCACCCACTGCGCGCAGTTGGCCAACATCGTCTGGTGGAGCTGCCACTCGGCGGGCGTCCAGGCGGCGAAGGCACAGAGCTCGGTCGCCACGCTGTAGGGATTGGCGTTGCCCTGGGTCCACGCTTTGTACTCGACGGGGCGCACGTACTCGCCGATCACCCCGGGCGTGTCGTCGATGCCGGTATGGCTGGACACGCCGGCACTCGGGCTCTGGAAGTAGCTGCCGAGCGACTGGTAGGTGCGGGCGCCCTCGGCGGTGTGCAGCACGACCAGGCGCACACCGCTCCCCCGGCTCGAGTAGTTGGGCGAGCCGATCCAGTCGCGTCTAAGCGCCATCGGGCTCCTCGTCGGGAACGGGCGCGTGCGACGGTTCTTCCTCGGGCTCGGGTGCGGGTTCGGGGATCACCTGGGGCTCTGGTTCGGTTGTCATCAAATTGCTCCTTATCTGCGGGCTAGTGCGTTGACGGCGCGGTCCTGGGTGCGCAACATCCCGCCGAGCGTCGTCGTCGCCCGGGCCACGACGAGATCGATGTCCTCTTGGCCGTCGTCGCCGATGTTGTAGGTGATGCCCAGGATCCGCTGGGCGGTGTTCACGCTGAGCCGCCCCGAGGCGATGATGAGCGGCACGTTGTCACCCATGTTGAACAGGCCCCAGGTGTAGAAGTTCGGCGTGAGCGTGACCACGTAGGTCGGCTGCAGCACGCCGTAGATGCCGACGTTGCCTTGCGCCATCGCGGTCAGCCAAGTGGCGTCCGGAGTGGTTGCCGACGCCGAGTCGCCGCTCATGAACAGCCCAACCGTCGTCCCGTTGGCGTCGGCGTTCCACGCCTCGCCGTAGGTCTGCACCGCCGCCATGGATGAACTTTGGTTGTTGCCGAGCGTGCGCCAGTAGTTCGAGTAGTCGGCCGAGGTCACCTGGCGCTGGATCTTGCTCACGCTCGAGCCGTAGGCGAGGGTGACGCCGCTCTGGGTGACGCCCTGAGCCGGGTAGAAGATGCGCAGGGCGTCACGCCTCGCGTTAGCCAGCGGCACCTGCGCGCCCAGGTTCCCCTGCATACACAGCGGCTTGACGTCGTAGTCGAAGCCGCCGGTGAGCTTGGCCAGCTTGTCGAACTCGCTGAAGATGTTCATGTTCCCCTCGGCCTGGTAGTTACGCAGGACCCCCGAGTCGGCGCGCTGGGTGCCGTCGGGATTGGCCAGGAACGTCCAGAGCGGCAGGTACCCGCCCGGCGTGAAGGTGATCGAGTTGTCGCTGGACGGCCGGATGATGGCGTTGTTGCGCCAGTTGTCGGCCATGTTGTCCTGGGTCATGTTGTTGACGACGTTCCACGTCGTCGAGGTACCGATGCGCCGGTTGAACATGGCCAGGTAGTCGTGGCAGGTGAACGTCACGACGTGGGACTGCTCGTCGATCCGGTCCTCGGACGCGTCGACCATGCCCCGGAAGACCGGAATATCGGCCCCAGAATTCTCGTCCCAGCGCCAGGCGATGACGTCGTGTTGGAGCTCGGCGATCAATGCACAGTCGGCCGCTCGGCCGTCCATGTCGAAGGTGAGGACGGCAGGCATATCCCAGGCCTGGACGAGCTTGCGGCTGCGCGCACTGTCGAGCTGGGAAATGAGCGTCGCCGTCCACAACGCATCGGCGAACTGGCGGGCGTGCAGCGTCAGGCGCCAGCGTCCGCGCCCGGCCGGTATCGGGGTAGGCACTAGGACAAGTACCCGTCGTACCACGACACGACGGCCTGGGTGCCGGTCCCGGCCCCGCTGCCCTGGAGGACGAACGTGGTGAAAGACGGATTGATCGGGCACACCGGCCAGGTCGTGACCGACCAGTTGAGCTGACCGAGCACCGATCCGGACGGGCCGACGGCGGTGTGCGCGGCGCAGTCGATCGTGACGGTCTGGCCGGCGGTGAGCGAGAAGCTCGAGAACAACAGGTTGTAGACGACGATCGTGACCCCGGCCGAGGTCTTGGTGATGAACTGGCCCTGGGGATTGGTGATCGGTCCGGTGACCGTCATCACCGGGCGCACCGGCACGTCGCCGGGGCTGCGCAGGGCGGCCGTCCCGCCGATGGTCGTGACCGTGATGGTGTTCTGGGTCGCGCCGTAGGCGATGGGGTTCGGGGCTATCCACTGCAGCGCGATGTCGCGCTGGGCCGCGCCCACGATGGGCCAGTCGTAGGAGTCGGGGCGCAGCGTCAGCGTGCGCTCGGGCGCCCCGGGACGGTCGAGCACGTAGTGGAGCACCGGGCGCTGGCTCGGGACCATATACGGGGCGAAGCTGGCCGCCACGGCGTCGATCTGGGCGCCGGCACCGGTCAGCGCCGTGATGGCGGCGACCACGGTGCGCGCCCCCATGTACTGGGTGCGGTCGATGATGCCGTCCTGGTCCGGGGCGTTGTTCATCACCGTGCGCATGATCGGCGTGCCGAGGTCGAGGCTCTGGCACATATAGCCGGCGCTCGGGTTGTCGAGCTGGATGGTGGCGCCACCGGGCAGCGCCAGCCACGCCTGGCGCACACAGGTGGGCATGCCGGAAATGGGCTGATGGATGCTCCCAGGCGGTTCTGCAATGGGTTGATGGATGCTCACAGCCGGTTCCTCGCGACCCAGGCGGCGCGCCGCATGAAGGCGTCGACGTCGACGCCGCTGTTGAAGTGGGCGTTCTGAACCACGACGGCCGGGCCGCCGACACCGGCCGGGGCAGGCGTGATGGCCTCACCGGCATGGGCGTAGATGAGTCCGCTGGCGGTGATGAGCCCGCCCTGGGCCATGTGCGGGATCTTGGGGATGCTCGGCATGCCGATATCGACGCTCGGGGTGTGGAAGCCGAAGATATCGACCGAGGGCGTCTTGAAGTGCAGACGGTCCCAGGCGCCGATGATGAAGTTGAGGACATCCACGAAGGCGTTGGCGATGCTCTTCCACATGCCGCTCGCGACGTTGGCGATGGCGCCGGGCAGGCCGGTGAACCAGGCCCACACGACGGCCCATGTACCCGAAATCGCGCCGATAGCCGTGTTGAACGCGTCACTCACCCAGTGCCACATGTCCTTCGCGATCGCGGCTATCTGGCCGGGAATACCGGCGAAAAAGCCTATGAACGCCCCCCAGATCATCTCCATGAACGCAATCACCACACCGACCGCGGCCGCTATGTCGTGCCAGTACTTGATGATGAAGTAGGCGGCCGCGGCGACGGCGGCGACGAAGGCGACGACGGCCGCGATGATCAACCATATCGGCGCGCCGACTATGGCCTCGAGCGCCTCGGCCACGGTGAGGGCGGCGTTCCACAACCAGGTGGCAGCGGTGGCGATGCCGGTCACCACGGTCAGGCCGATCTCTTTGAGCTTGAGCGCCTCGGCTGCCGCCGCGACTCCCTTGGTGACCGAGGCGAGGCCGGCCAGGGCGAGGCCGGCGGTGCCGATGGCGGGGCCGTACTTCTGGCCGAACAGCGACACCTGATCGGTGACCGCGGCCTTCATGTTCTTCAGGTGTCCCTGAAAGGTGTTGACCGACGCGGAGGCCTGGCCCTTGAGCCGGTCGCCCAGGTCGCCGATGGCCTTGTGGTAGTCCTTGGTGCCGTCTTTGTTCTTGGTGACGACGATGCCGAACTCTTTGAAGATGCGGGCGCTGCCGTTGTAGGCCTTGCCCACCTGCCCCGCCGCCGTAGCCAGGTCCTCGTGCTTGGCCGCGGCGAGGTCGGAGGTCTCGTTCAAGAGCTTCAGGGCCTCGTTCGGGTCGTGGGTCGCCTGGGTGAGCACCTGGAGCGCGCCCTGTGTCTCGTCGGCCGTGTTGCCGAACTTCTCCTGGTGTTTAATGGCCTCGTCGACCTGGCCGCCGTACTGGTCGTAGGAGTGCCCGGTGGCCTTGATCGACGCCTGGAGCTGTTGGTGCGCCGCCGCATCCTTGGAACCCAGCGCGCTGAGTCCGAACCCGACGCCGGCGGCCGCACCGCCGATGCCGATCATTATGTCGCTCGTCTTCTTGGCGTGACCTTCCATCGCCTGGATCTGTTGATCGGCACTGGCGAGCGCAGTGCCGAACGGCCCGAGCACGCCGGTGTTGTTGAGCTGGCCCAGCATGCCGCTGAACGCTGAGTGCATGCCCTGGGCCGCGCTCTGGCCCTTCTGACCGGCCTGGTCGAAGCTCTTGCCGAGCCCGGTGACGTCGCCCAGGATCTTGACCATGATGGACGGGCCGGCCATCTAGTGCTTCCTGTTCGCTCTAGCGATCTCCTCGGCCTCGAGCGCCATGAGCCGCACCATGGCGGCGAAGTCGGTGTCGGCGAGCTCGTCCATTTCGCTCGGCGTCATCCTGTAGTGGCGACAGAATCGGGCTCGGGCATCGGCGACTTCCCGTTCGTAGGGTTTTCGCCTGCCACCTCGACCTCGACGTCGTAGGCGTGCATCCACAGCGACGTGGGGTCCCTGTCCGGGTAGTCACGCAGCAGGGCGCGGAAAGCGACGATGCGGAACGGGGCCGACTGCGCCAGCGCGGCGAAGTCGATGCCCTCGATCCTCGTCACGAGGTCGAGCGTGCGCTGGCTGGGCAGCCGAGCGCTGAAGCCCTGGGTGACGCGCACCAGCGTCGGCAGCGGCTCCTCGGCAGAAATGGCCGCATACTGCTGGGTCGGCGGCTCGGCGTCGTAGGGCTCGTCAATCATGCACGGCCCCCGCGCTCGTCGTCTCGTTGCTCCAGGCGAAGTTGTCGAAGGCCCGCTGGGCGGCCGCCGAGTAGAGCTCGGCCGCGGTCGAGGCCCACGTCCGGGCCGCCGGGAAGAGGTAGTTGCCACTGCCGTGGTAGGGCCGGTCGCCCGGGTAGCCGCCGAACTCGGCGGGGCCGGCATAGGGCAGCGCCGCCGAACCCATGCGCACCGACGCCCCCGCACGCGTGGCACCGACGCGGACACTGCCCTTCAGGTGGCCGGTCACGTCGTGCAGCGATGAGCGGGTGGCCGCGGCGACCGGCTCGGCCGCCGCCCGGCCCGCCGCCTTGAGGGCCGTGTTCAGCGGGCCGGCGTCCTCACAGAGCCGGTTGGCGTCGCGCACCAGCGCGCGCAGGCCGACGACGTCGACCGTCGGGGTGGTGGGCACCTAGCGCCGCCCGACGCCGAGCCACGCCAGCGTGGTCACCAGTGCGATGACACCCACCTCGATCAGCAGGACGACCCACTCGGTATCGGTCATGCCTTGCCGACCACCCATGCCGAGCTCGACCAGTGGGCGCCTATGAGGTCGGCGGTGATGACGTACTGGCCCGTCGTCCACGCCGTGAGCGGGCTGGCGGTGATGCCGGTGAGCGCGGCCAGGTTGGCCGGCACCGTCGCCCCGGCCGGGCTGTAGAAGCCCGGGAACCCCGCCGTGGCGGTCGTCGCCGCGATGGCGCCGCTGTTGACCGTCCACGGCGCGGTCAGGTCCCACGTTATGGGCACTTCGGCCAACTGGCCGGCGTCGCCGACCAGCATGTCCACGGGCTGGGGCACGACCTGGCCCGTGATGATGGGATTGGTCGCGCTCGCCACCTGGCTCGCGTGCGGGCGCACCTTGAACGTCGAGGGCGTGCCACCGGTCAAGTAGTTCTGATAGGCCTGGTTCAGCGTCGCATAGGTCGCTCCGGTGTCGAAGGTCTGATGGAACGTCACCGTCTGGTGATAGATGGTGGTGCCGACGACGTTGAACTCCCCGCACAGGCTGATCACGGACTGCAACTTGTTCTCCGCTTTCAGTTCGATGTGCTTGACGAGGCACCGAAGATTGACCCCGTTGAGCTCGTAATATGCGTCGTTCAACACCAACGGGTTCGCTACCGGAGGTACGGGGTCGCCAGTCGCGGTCACGCTGGCGTCGAGCAGTCCGGCGCTGCCACCGTTACTCGCGTTCTTTGCTTCTGGGCTCATGGTTCCCCTTTCACATTCGGATTTCGAGCGTCAGATCGGCCGCCAATACGTTGATGTTGTTGCTGGCGATGGCGACACGGCGCCAGTTGCCCTGCGTGGTCACCTGGAGCGACTGCACCACCCCACCGAGACCCGGATCGACCGACAGTGCGGCCCGGGCTTGGGCCACCAGCTCGTCGAGCGTGTCGAGGTCGTTCGGCCCGGCGTAAGCCCCCACGATGTACTCGACCAGGTCGACGCCGAAGCTGCTGGTGTCGTAGGTCACCGTGCGCGGGTAGGCACAGACGTAGGCCGGCGGGTTGAGCGTCTCGGGCGGCGTCGCAAAGCTCGCCACGTTCCAGCCGTCGCCGGCCGTCGACAACACGTCCGCGATCGCCGCGGCGACCGGGGCGCGCTGCCAGCTCAAGAAAATACCAGCGGGGCATAGAGCGCATAGAGACGTTCGGTGTCCGGATCGGCGCGTCCGACGCGGACCACACCCATGTCCCCCCACGCGATCGTCCCGTCGAGAGAATCGCGCCGGCGATAGATGCGGCCCGCGTCCATGACGCACGCCTGGAACACGGCGTCGGGCAGGGTGGTCGTGTTGGACAACCACTGTGAACCCGTCCGCCCGATGCCGTATTCGATGGCGGCGAGGCGGCACTGGTCGATGACGGCGTCCTCGGCAGCGTCTGGTGCGAGACGCAGCCACGAGCGCACGTCGGAGAGTCTCGGCCAGCCGCCGCCCGCCATGGCTTACTTCCGGCCCCGTGCCCGGGGCGTGCCGGGTCCGTCGCCGGGCTCGCGCTGGGCCTCGTCGGCCTCGCCCTCGGCCAGGACGGCCTCGGCCTCTTCAACGACGGTCGGCAGCGTGCCCACCACGGTGAGGGGCACGAAGCTGGTCGTGTCGAGCGTCCCGAACGCCACGTAGCCGCCGTAGGCGACCTGGACGCCGAGGATCGACGGCTCGATCACGCTGAGCAGCCCTATGACCTCCTCGTAGACCTCATAGAGCGTGGACGGCCCGACGATGAGCGTGCCGCTGGCGAAGGTCGGCACCACGATGCGCGGCAGTCCGAACAGGTCGCCGGCAAACATGCCGAGTTGGGACGTGCCCGGCGCGCCCATCTCGCGGGTGGTGTCGACGGGCAGGACGACACGCGTGGTGTCGACCAGGGCGCCCAGGGCGGCCCAGACGTCGAGTGAGCACCAGATGCGGTCGGGCATGCGCCTGGCCTGCTGGTAGGAGTGCATGGCGGCGGTGTAGAGGCCCGTCGCCCACTGGCTCAGCGTGACGGGCTGGGCCGCTGTGCCCACTGACACCGCGGTGCCGGTGGCCGCCGTCTTGAAGTTGGCCGCCACCGCCGTCTCGGTCTGCACCGAGTACACCTCGGCCAGGTCACGCACGACGATGTCCCACGCGGCGGGGCTCGTCCAGTAGATGTCTTGGCGGCTGATGTCGACGTAGCCGCCGTAGGTCGCCTTGGTGAAGGTCACCGGGCTGACGACCATGGCCTGGGAGCTCAGCGCCGTCTTCTGCGTCGCCTGGACGCCGACGGTCGTGTGCGTGGTGACCTTGGGCCGCGTGAAGGTGGTGCCGGGGATGCCGCCGAGTCCTCGAGCACCGCCCAGGCTGGTGATCAGCGGGCGGAAGCTGTCGATGAGGCTGACCACCTGGCCGATGATCGGGGTGGGCAACAGGCCGGGCGTCTGGGTCGTGGTCATGTCGGCGCGCTGGGCGTAGAAGTTGCCGAGCCGGCTCGCCGCCTGCTCGTCTCGCACCGAGCGGTCGAGGATCGAGTTGCCCCGGATGTAGTCGACGATGAACTCGCCGGGCGTCGACCACGGCGAGGGACGCGTCGGGGCGGCCGCCGCCCTTACTGCGGCGGTCTCGGGTCGGGGCAGCGCGGACACGGTGTCGTTATGGGTGGCGCGCAGGGCCTCGAAGCCGGCGAGCGGCTCGATCTGGGCGTCGATCTCGTTGATGCGCTGACGCGCCGCCTCGAGCAGGTTGCGCTCGGCATCGACCAGGTCGCGCTCTTCGCCTACCTGGCCGAGGATGGCGTCGATGGTCGAGATCTGCTCGTCGCGCGCTTCGCGCAGACGGTCAAGGACAACGTTGGGCATGGTGCCGTTCCTTTCCGGACGTCGGATTCGGGGCCAAGAAGGTGCATGGCGCCAAGGTGCCCCCACGGTGACCCGGCGGTGGGCACTGAGCCCGGGCGCCGGGCCGGGCGTCGGAACGGGCCGGCCGCGGACTACTCGCTGGTGGCGGACTCTAGTGCGGCGCGCCAGGCGCGCCAAGCATCGACCTGGCGCCCGGGCCGGGCCACTTTGGCCTCGCGGATCTCGAGCGCGTCCATGACCGTGCGGACCTCGCTCACCCCGGCGTCTTCGAAGACCGGCGTTGGCGTCAGCGACACTTCGACCAGACGCGACTCGATGTGGGTCACCTTGTCCTTGTGGTCCGCCCCGAGCGCGGGGTCCCACTCGTCCCACGAGACGTGCTCCCAGGTCGACTCACGCGGCTGGAACCCGACCGAGAGCCCGACCAACAAGCCGTCCGCCGCCGCGTCGGCGGCGCGTTGGGCCTCGGGGGAGTCGGCCAGGCGCCACACGCCGCGTAGCCCGTCGTCGTGGGACCACTGCTCGGCCACGCCGACGGGGATGCGCTGGCGGTCGTGGAACAACATCAGCGGCAACTTGGCGCCCGACTTGCCCCCGGTCGATCGCTTGAAGCTGTTGAGCGCGTGGCGCTCCATGAACATGCCGCAGTCACCCCAGGTGTCATAGGGCACGGCGCGTCCCTCGAGGTAGCGGTAGGGCTTACGGCCGGTGGTCTCGGTCTCGACGAGCTCGAGGCGGGTGGCGTAGGTGCGGGCCTCGGGTGCGACGAGCGTCGCTGCGTTGTTGGTCATGGCTGGACTCCTCCCGTCTCGCCCGTATCGGGCGCCAGCGGTGCGTTGGGGTCGTCGGGTGACGCGGTCGAGGTGCCGCCGAGGTCGGCGGTGACACCGGTCGCCCCGAAGGTCTGCGGCGGCAGGCCCACCATGACGCGGGCCTCTGGGATCGACATGATGCCCGCCGAGATACCGGACACCGCGGCCGCCATGGACGTGGCGAGGTCTTCGCGCAGGAGCTGGGACCGTTGGAACCGGATCGTGGTGCCGCGAGGCAGCCAGGCGTTGGACCAGACGTCCTCGAAGTCGGCCAGCACCGGTTCGAGGCTGGTGCGCAGGACCTGCTGGTACTGCGGGCCCGCGGTGCGGTACGTCATGCCGGCCACCGGGGCGCCGAGCCAGTAGCCGTCGAGGTTGAACATGTTCGCCACGTCGATGAGCGACAGCCGGCGCGCCTCTGAGAGCTGGGTGTCGGTGGGCGACCACGCCAGCGGCTGGATGACCGTGCCGTTGGGCAGGATGACCGGCTCGCGCACGGGGCCACTGAATTTGTCCATCCACGCGCCTTTGGCCTCGTCGGCCACTTCCTGGGTCAGCGTCGCCTGGGGCGTGATGATGGCGGCCGAGGGCACCGCGCCGTTGGCCAGCGCCCCGCGCTCGTACTCCTCCTCCATCGCCACCCGGTCGAGCGTGTTCAGGTACTCCTCGACGACGCCGACGCCGCGCACCGGGTAGAAGCGATCGGCCCCGCGTTTGACGTGGACGACGTCATCGGTGTTGAGCGGCTCGCCCAGGTAGTTGTACGACGCCGCGGGCCCGGTCGGGTCGGCCCAGTTCCACATGATGTTCACCCATTGCACCGGCAGCCACACCGAGCTCAGCGGCCAGCCGTCGGCGCCGCGGGCGGTCACGTAGCTGATGGCGTTGCCGTTGAGCAGGTAGTCCTCGACGTTGACCTGGACGAACCAACTGCCGGCGTTGTCGGGGTCGGGGCGGCTGAGCATGCGGGGCTGGTTGTCGAGGCGCTGGTAGCCGCGGTAGGCCTCCATCGGCATCTGCTTGCACATGCCGCTGTAGAGCTGCAGCGCCCGCCCGACAGCGGGCACCTGGCGCGCCGTCGAGGCGTCGACCACGTAGGGCCCGACGCCGGCGAGCAGGCTCACACCCGGCGGCATGGCGCTGCGCGCCCGCGCGCTGGTGATCATGGGCCCGCTCGGGGTGGCGGTCAGCGTCATGTCCCTAACACGCTATGCCACGCCGCCTGGTGCTATAAGGGACTCATGTGGCATTTCAAGGTCGTCCGCGTAGAAGTCAAGTCCGAGACCGATGAGGCGACCTTCCCGGGCGGCTGGGAGCCCTTCCACGCCGAGGCCTCGACGATCTCGGGCGGGGGCTGGGTCGTGTACCTGCGCCAGGACGACGGAGTCACTGAGCCGCCACCCAAGTAACCGCCCGACGTCGCTCGGGGAAGATGGGGTAGGCGACGCCGGACGGCACGTCTAGTAAATCCTGAACGCCCCGAGCGCGGCCGGGGCGTGGTCGTAGGCCCACAGCGCCACCGTGGCCGCGGTCAGGGTGGCGATGGAGGTGGCGGACTGGCGCCGGCCCCACGCCCACGCGTCGGCGACACTGCGCCGCGCTGCGGACGCCGCCGCCGCGTCGAGCGCGCTATGGGGCCGGATGCGAATCGTCGGAGGGGTGGCGCAAATTAGTTCTAAGAGCCCCTGACACGCCGCGGCGTATTCCTTGCCGTCGAGGGACTCGAGCGCCACACCGTGGCGCATGAGCACGTCTGCGACGTCTATGGCCGGCCCGGCCTTGTCGTAGGCGAACGCGAGCGGCGCCCAACGCTCGACGAGCTCGGCCGCGCGTTCGGGGATCCAGCCCACCGTGGGCCGGCAGTCGGCGATCTCGATGTGTGCGATCCCGTCCTCTGTGCGCCAGGCCGCCGCGACGGCGCCTTCTGAGCGGTCCAGCGCCACGTCGAAGCCGAGCGCCACCGCCCCGCGCTGGGGCATGGGCGCTTCGGGGTCGGCCGCGTTGCGCCACGCCGGGGCCGGGATCACCCGGTCCACCATCGACACCCACTTGTTGGCGTAGGCCCGGGCGAACTCGTCGGGCCCGAGCATGGCGAGGGCGGCGTGCATGGAGTCCGCGCCGATGGTGCGGCCGTAGGCGGGGTGGTAGAGCGGCCAGGAGGCCGGGTCGGTGGGGTCGAGCTCGTCGCTGCAGCTCCACTCGAAGAAGGCGACGCCCCGGTCCTTGCCGCTGAGTGCCGCAGCTCGGCCGGCCTCGACGGTGCCGAGCCACCACAGCGCCGCCGCGTCGCCGGCAGTGGAGAGCTTCCAGACCTGGGCGTTGGGGCGCGTGGCCTGGGTCGGAATCACCGCCTGGTCGAGCTGAGAGCCCTTCATCTGGTCGAAGGCCCAGCACTCGTCGATGACCACGATGTCGGACACCTTGCCGTGCAGCCCGGTCGGGTTGGGCGGGAACGGCCGGATCATGCCGCCGCTGACGTTCCAGCGGATGTCCTCTGAGCCCGCCATACGGCGCAGCCGGGCCGCGTCGGCGAACGGGGCGAGCAGCGGCCAGTGTTCGTTCGTCAGCCAGTCGACGGCGTCCTTCTGGGTCTGCATCGTGTACCAGGCCCGGCACCGCGGGACGAGGAGCGCCCGGTGGTCGAGCACGAGGCCGAACAGCGACGTCTTCCCGCTTTGCCGAGGGACGGTCACCACGACGAGCTGGTAGCAGAACCGCCCGTCGGAGTCGATCTCGAGTGCCACGTCGGCCACGTGGCGCTGCCAGGGCATGAACGGCTTGCCCACCACCTCGGCGAGCCGCGCCACCGCCGGCCCGTAGGTCGCCCGGCTAGTCGTTCGCCGGCTTGCTATCGCCGGGGGTGGCCCGCAGGACGTCGGCCATGAGCGAATCCCAGGCATCGACAGCTTTGGTTCCTCCTGCACTCAGACCAGCGGCCTGTCGTAATTGCAAGTAAGCCACGTTGGCCCGGGTCACGACGTCGGGCTCGCCCGCCTGTTCGCCCCGATCGACCGCCCGGGCCTGCGCCCGGAGCGCCGCGCGCTCGGCCTTGCCGATGTCAGGGCGGACCGTCAGATCCGCGTTCAATCCCGTCTCGACCCGGCCAACCTGGAACGGTCTGGACTTCATCGGCCTAAATCAGCCCCTTAACCAGGTCTTTAGGAAAAAAACCGACAC